ATCCGCGGCGACTGTCGGAGCGGTGGGCCTGCTGGCACTCGGTGCGGCGGTCCTGATGGTATCCGCGGGCGTGGCGCTGATCGTGGTGGCGATGACCGGGTTCATCTCGCAGCTGCCGATGATCGCGGAGTTCGCGGCGCCGGCGGCTTCCGGGCTGATCCAGCTGAACGTGGCAATGGTGGCGACCGTGGCGGCGGCCATCGCGATGACTGCGGCGCTTCTGGCGCTGGCGGCGGTGGCTCTGGTGTCGTTCGTTCCGTTTGTGGCTGCTGCGGCATCTATTGGCCTGTGCGACCTCGCCCTGGCGGCGATGCTGGTCACTTCGGGACTGGCGACCGCAGGGATGCTCCTGCTGAGCGCTGCTCTTGTAGGCGTGACCACGCAGATGGAGAGCATCGAGGACAGCGCAGCGCACGCAGCGGACAGCCTCGGAGAGATGGTCGACTCGGTGAGTGTCGTGGAGAGCGGCCTGAGAGGGCTCGAGAGCATCGCCCGGGACGTGGTCAACTCGTTCGTGCGTGCGATCTCGGGGCAGCAGAACGCGGCGAAGACCGCAGGCCAGCAGCTCGGCCAGAGCGTGGTGTCCGGCGTGAGCTCCGGGCTGAACACGCTGTCGACCGACGTGAGCAATGAGATCAGCGCGGCGCTGACGTCCATCAACTCCATGGACGGACAGTTTGAGAGCGCCGGCCAGGCAATGGGTCAGGCGTTCGTGGCGCCGGTCCTGCAGGCGATCGCGCAGCTGCAGCAGGCATTCTCGGCGACGTCGTTCCGCTTCAACAGCTACATCCCGCTCCCGCATTTCTCGATGAGCGGGAACTTCGACGCGAAGACCAGAAGAGTCCCGACTGTGGGAGTGCAGTGGTACAAAGCCGCAGCGGAAGAGGGCGCGAGGTTCACGCAGCCGACCATCATCGGCGTCGGCGATGCGAGACAGCCCGAGATCCTGCTCGGCGAGGACAAACTGAGAGAGCTGACCAGCGGGCGCCCGATCAACATCACAGTGAACGGCGCACCCGGCCAGGATGTGAACGAGCTGGCGGACGCGGTGGCGTTCAGGCTGCAGCGTGAGCTGAATAAGAAGAAGGCGGTGTTTGCATGAGTGACAACATCACGTGGGCAGGCGTCGGGCTTGCGAGCCTGAGCTGCCATCCGATCATCGAATCCGCCCCGGAGACGAACCGCCCGAGGCGGAAGGTGGACCGCTACAAGGTCCCCGGCAGGAATGGCGACATCGTGGTCGTGCAGGACGCATGGGAGAACGTGGCGCGGAGGTATGACATCGAGATCCACGCGGCGGACTATGACACGGCCGCGGCGGAGCTGATGTCGTGGCTGTACTCCCCGAGCGGATACAACCGCCTGACGGACACGTTCGACACGGGTGTGTATCGCAGAGCGTATGTGTCCGAGGACACCGACATCGAGAACATGGTCGGCGTCGACGGGCGCTGTGTGATCCAGTTCGAGTGCGACCCGAGGCGGTTCCTCTTGACAGGTGAAACAGTGACGATCCTGACCGGAACCGGCACGATGACAAACCCGACGAAGTTCACCGCGAGACCGACGATGGAGGTCAACGGGAGCGGGAACGGGACGATCGCAGCCGGCGGCAACACGATCACGATCACGGGCATCGTGGGCGGCATGATCCTCGACTGCGAGAACATGAACGCCTACAAGGGCACGACGAACTATAACTCGCTGGTCTCCGGCGCGTTTCCTGTCCTTCCGACGGGGACGCAGACGATCACGATTACGGGCGGCATCACCTCGGTGAGGGTGACCCCGAACTGGTGGACGATATGACCCCTATTCTCTTTGCTCCAGAAATGGACGAGGTTGCTCTGCTCGACGTCAACAGTCAGGTGTTGGAAGACGCCAACGGCGAGCAGTTGATGGCGCCTCTTGCGGATGGCGGAAACCGTCGAGACTTCGACGATTTCGGGCTCGGTGCCATGACGGACTGCGTGTCCTGCGAGGTCACGGAGGAGAGAAACGGCGAGTACGAGCTCGTGATGGAGTACCCCATGAACGGCGTGGTCTTCGACAAGATTCAGGCGCGCTGCGTGATACTGGCAAAGCCGAATTACTCCGACAGACCTCAGCCATTCCGCATCTATCGCATCTCCGCCCCGATCGGCGGAATCGTGACGATAAACGCCCAGCATATCGTGTATGACATGTCCGGCGTACCGGTAACAGAGTTTAAGACCGGAACGGTAGGAAAAGGCACTGCCCTGCTGAACCTGTACAACCATAAGATGCTCGCCATGCCATTCTTTTTCTACAATTCCGGGTTGAGCGATTTGGCGGTGTTTGAGGTTACAGAGCCGTCGTCCATCCGTTCGTGGTTCGGAGGACGTGAGGGCTCGCTGGTCGACGTCTATGGCGGAGAGTGGTGGTATGAGCGCTACGATTGTTATTTCTGCGAAGAAAGAGGCTCAGACAGGGGCGTGGTCATCCGCTACGGGAAGAACCTGATCGACATCGAGCAGGAGACGAACCTGGCGAACATGTGGACGGGCGTCCTTGCCTATTGGAAGAACGCGGACACTGGGCAGACGGTAAAGACCGACATCATCAACGCGCCAGGCTCGTTCGACTATCGCCGGATCCAGTGCGTGGACATGTCCGCAGAGTTCGAGGAAGCCCCGACGAAAGAGGAGCTCACGGCGAAGGCGCAGAGCTACATCACCTCGAACAACATCGGCAAGCCGTCCGTCAACATCACCCTCGACTGGGTGCAGGTCGGAGAGCTGGAGGATCAGGTGGACCTCTGCGACACCGTGACGGTCATTTTTGAGAAGCTCGGCATTGACGCAAAAGCGAAAGTCATCTCGACCACGTGGGACGTCCTTGCCGACCGATACACGAGGATCGAGATCGGGGACGTAAAGCAGAAAGTCACGGACACGATCGCCGGGATGCAGAAGGAAGAGAAGAACACGATCTCGACCTTTAACACCCGGATCCAGAAGCAGAACCAGACGATAAGCGACCTCGAGGAGCGGGTCGCGGCATTGGAGGGCAATTAAATGGCATACACTTTCACGCAGACCGGCGCGGAGATCCAGGCGATCCTGGACTTCGTGCAGACGAAGATGGAGACGGTCCTGTATTCCGGTGATACGACCGGGACCGTGACGCTTTCGGAAAGTGCCGCGAACTTCTCCGAGCTGGTCATCTACTACGAGGGCGCGAGCAACCGCAGCCCCCAGACGATGACCATTGCGAGCCCGAACGGGAGGCGGATATGCCTCTCCATCGTGGAGGACTCGGTGAGCAACGGCACCCGCGTCAGGCGGGCAGCCTACGACATCAGCGGCACGTCGATCAGCCTCACGACCTCGACGGGTTACAGCGCCGGCTACACGTCGCTGAACGGCACGGCGGTGTCGCAGTCGCTGGGGACGAACGTCATCCACATCACCAAAGTGGTCGGGAGGGGATAAATGCTGCAGCTTGTCATCGCGATCGTCGGCTCAACAGCCGTAGCCACACTGGTCCAATTCTTCGTCACCCGGAGCGACAACAGGAAGAACATCTCGGGCAAGCTGACGAAGCTGGAGCGGGATGTATTGCGCACGCAGCTGCTCCTGCTGATCCTGTTGAAGCCAGAAGAGCAGCAGGAGATTCTGACGATCAGCGAGCACTATTTCAAGGACCTCAAGGGCGATTGGTACATGACGACGATCTTCAACAAGTGGGTGAAGGAGAACGGCGTCGCGCAGCCCGAATGGTTCAAGGAGGACTAACATGGCCAATATTTTGCAGGGCACGACCCCGAGCATCAGATACCCGTTCAAACCGGCGGACCTGAATGTGGCGAACGTCATCGCCGTCGAGCTGACCATCACGCACAAAGGCATCCAGTCTATCTATGGCCTGTCTGATGTCACGGTCGACACCACGGCCAACACGATCACGTATCACTTCAGCCAGGCGCAGACGCTGGCGATGGACGCCGGCGAGTATGTCTACTATCAGATCCGCTGCGAGCTGAACGACCACAACATCGTCGGAACGGCGAAGGAAAAGGCGAAGGTCATCGACCTGATGAGCAAGGAGACGCTGTGAGAATCATCGACGCAAAAGCTGAGATCATCGGGGGAGTCATAGACGCAGCCGCGGAGCTGTCCGGTCAGACCATCGAGGCGAACGCGCAGCTGGTGAACGAGGTCCGCGCGACGACTTACCCGGACTACACCGGGGAGTACAACGTCACGCCTTCGGAGGAGGCCCAGACGCTGAACACTGCCGAGACGGTCCTGATGGAGAACGTCACGGTGGACGCGGTCCCGGCGGACTATGTCGGCAGCGGCATCACGAGGCGGACGGGGCTGTCAGTGAGCGGCCTGACTGTGACTGCCGGAGCGGGATATTACGAGGAGGCGGTCTCCGAGACCGTCACTCCGAATCTGCAGAGCGCTTCGGCAAGCTACACGCCCACGGAGAGCACCCAGACGGACACGATCACCTTCGACCAGGACCACGACGGCCTGTCTTCGGTGGAGATCACTGTCGGGGCTGTTCCGTCCGATTATGTCGGATCGGATGTCCCTCGGAGGGACGCCCTGAGCGTTTCCGGCGCTACTGTGTCGGGTGCTGCCGGATATTATGACGAGGCTGTTTCCGCGACTGTCGCCTCAGGATCCGCGAAGACCCCGGCCACATCCATCACCGCGAACCCCACCATCAGCGTGGGGAACGACGGAAAGATCACGGCATCGGTGAGCAAGACCCAGAGCGTGACGCCGACCGTCCAGGAGGGCTATGTATCCTCAGGGACCGCCGGGAACGTGACCGTGAGCGGTACGAAGACCGAACAGCTGAGCACGCAGGCCGGCACGACCATCACACCCTCGACATCCGAGCAGACCGCTGTGGCCGCCGGGAAGTTCACCACGGGAGACGTGAAGGTCGCTGCGGTGCCTGCCGGCACTGAGGGCACCCCTGTGGCGACAAAGGACGCGGTCAGCAACCACGCCATCGTCGTGCGCCCCTCTGTGACGAACACGGCCGGCTACATCGAAGGCGGCAGCCATGTGGGCGCCGGTGTGTCTGTGAGCGCTTCCGAGCTGGTCTCCGGGACGAAGAGCATCTCTGCAAACGGGAACAACATCGACGTGGTCAATTATGCAAAGGTCAACGTCTCGGTGACCCCGTCCCTGCAGACGAAGAGCGCGACCCCTACGGAGAGCGCCCAGACCATCACGCCTGACGCGGGATACTACGGCCTCGACGAGGTGGACGTCGCTGCGATCTCCCCGAACTATGTCGGCTCGGGTGTGACCAGGAACGACTCCACGGACCTGACGGCCTCCGGGGACACTGTGACGGCCCCTGCGGGGTATTACGAAGAAGCAGCCACGAAGAGCGTGGCGAGCGGCTCAGCTGCGACCCCTGCGACCACGATCTCGGTGACGCCCTCGATCACTGTGGACAATGACGGCCTGATCACTTCATCCGTGAGCGCCAGCGAGAGCGTGACGCCTACTGTGTCGGCGGGATATGTTTCAGCCGGCACGGCGGGGACGGTGACGGTCTCCGGGGGCAGGACGTTCCAGATCACCAGACAGCCGGGGCTTACGGTCACGCCCACCACCTCGGTGCAGACTGCGGTCGTTGCTGGTCGGTTCACGACCGGCGACATTAAGGTCGCGGCCATGCCGAGCGGGACCGAGGGAACGCCCACGGCGACGAAGGGAACGGTCTCGAGCCATTCCGTGACGGTCACCCCTTCGGTGACGAACTCCGCCGGGTACATTTCAGGCGGGACCCACACGGGCACGGGCGTGACGGTCTCCGCGAGCGAGCTGGTGAGCGGGACGAAGAGCATCACCGCGAACGGGACGGGCATTGACGTCACGGACTTCGCAGCCGTCGATGTCTCGGTCTCCGGTGGATCCGATCACCTGACGAAGCTCGCCACAAAGTCGCTCGGCGCGATAAGCACATCGTCCACCACTGACACCGACACGGGGCAGACGATTGAGGTCACGGGCTTCGACGAGTACGACGGCATCGTGTGCGTCTGCCACGTCGCCACCCGTACGAACAACCGCCACGTGTGCACCGTACGCGTGTTCCTGTTCGCAGCTACGAGCAATGTGAATACCGTGACAGCCGCCACCGCCGCTACGCTCACCCAGAACTACAAGCTGAGCAGCTCGGGGACGCTATCGGCACGCGCTGGCACGACACCCTACGGCGTGTACGCCAAGGCAGCGACGCTCTCTACGGGCACGCCGCGCAAGCTCACCTTCACCATATACCAGCGTTACAACTCAACATCGACCGGCACCATCAACGGCAGCTATGTCATGGACGTGTATGGTTTGAAGCTGCTGGATCTGTTTTAAAGGAGGCGTCACATGAGTAAAGCATGGTTAAAGGCGGCGCTGGTGAGAGCCCTCCGCACGGTCGCTCAGGCGGCCCTCGGAGTCATCGGCGGCTCCGCTTTGACAATAGGCGAGGTCAACTGGCTCGCGGTCATCTCGACGGCGGCGCTGGCTGGCATCGTTTCGTTTCTTATGAGTCTGGCTGGTTTGCCGGAAGTAAAGGAGGAAAAAAATGACTAATGTTGAAGCACTGAAGGCTTGTTACGTTGCGATCGGTGGGAGCGCTGCCGACGTGGCTGACGCAAAGACGACCGCTGCGGTGATCGAGGCGATCTCGACGATCGCGTCCGGAGGCGGCGGTGGCGGCGGCGGTGGAGTGACCGGGCTGAAGGTCTTTAATCTGGAAACTACTATCCCGCAGCATGATATTGTTCTGGACTTCGGGATGACCTGGGCGCAGCTCCTCGATTTGATGAGAAATAATATGGTCCTGGTATCCTACGTCGACGAATTGTCGTACGCCCCTGATACCGTTATTTATTCCGATATGCTGAGCATGGCTACCCATGAAGGACTCACATATTTCAAGCTTACGATAGCAGGCATCTCTACATCAGTATCTGAGGCGGATATGGGAAACCCTGCATACCTGAGAGTCGCGGAATAAGGAGGTGATCTGATGGGTTTCTTCAAAGAGGAGATCCCCGAGAGCGCACTGGTAGAGCTTTCCAATAATCGAGGTGATGACGATGAGCAATTCGGCGTTGATATGTTACAGCCGGATCAGCCCGAACAGGAACAGTCCTCGGTCGGGTAAGATAAAAGGCATCGCGATCCACTGCATGGCTGGTCAGCTGAGCGTGGAGACCTGCGGGAGCGTGTTCGCGCCTTCTTCGAGACAGGCGTCCTCGAACTACGGCATCGGCCCGGATGGGAGAATCGGCATGTATGTCGAGGAAAAGGACCGCAGCTGGTGCACCAGTACACAGCTTGATGAGTTCCTCGTAACGGTGGAAGTCGCGTCGGACAGCAAAGCCCCCTATGCGGTATCGGATAAGGCATACGAGAGCCTCATAAAGCTCTGCGCCGACATCTGCAAGCGCAACGGCATCCCTGCCCTGAAGTGGGAGGCGAATAAGTCGCTCGCGGGCAACTGGGACCGCCAGAACATGGTCGTGCATCGGTGGTTCAACCTGTCGAAGAGCTGCCCGGGTGATTATCTCTACTCCCGGCACGGCGACATCGCGAACAGGGTGAACATGCTGCTGGCGACCGGCTCGGGTGGATCCGGGAACACCACCTACTGCGGCAGAGGCGTCGGCGAGGCTCTCTGCCTGTCAGCTGACGGCATGGAAGTCCGCACGCAGGGCAGAGTGACGGCCGGATCCGTCGGACATGTGGCGAAAGGCCAGAAGGTCGAGGTCCTTCAGCTCCTCAAAACGGGCTGGATGAAGATCGTCTGGCCCGGAGATCCGAGGGGCTACGCCTACACCTCGAACGTGGGCGGAGGATACTGGAAGTACACCCCGTACCAGAGGAAGGTCATCGCGCACGGCGTGGTCTACGGTCTGAAGGGGAACGACCTCCTGAACGTCCGCACCGGGGCGGGGACGAGCTATCCCCTGCTCCCGGAATGGCCGAAGCTGTCCAACGGCAACGAGGTGGACATCCTCGACATCCTGACCGCCAAGGACGGCGCCTCGTGGTACGAGATCCGGATCGCCGGGAAGTACATCGGCTGCGTGGCTGCGCAGTACGTGAAGGCCACCATGATCGGTTAAGAAGGGGCG